ATCAACGGGACTCCCTCCCCCCGGAGGGGGCCGGCCCGCCCGCGCCCGGCTGCGGGCGTGCGCCGCCCGGCCGCGCCACTTCAGACCCATGTTTCACGTTTTTCGTAGGTGACCCCTACAATCGGCCATAGATAGGGACTAATGATTATGAGTCAATTAGACTTATTCAATTTGGACGAATCGGACGATATCGGATTAGCTCGGGACGATAATTGCCGCTTCCCGGATCATTCGCCGGGGACCGGCTACGGACGGGGCTGTCGCTGTCGTCGCTGCTTCGAGCACCAGCGGTCGTCTCGCGTCCGCTGGCGCGATCCGAAGTGCGCACGCCGTGATTGCACCCGCCGCCGGCTGAAGGGCAACGCCTACTGCGAGGAGCACCGCCCGCCCGCGCTGGTCCGCTCGAGCACGACCGTCGCCGAGCGAACCGAAGCACTAGGCCTGCGGACGTGGGCGACGTGCATCGCGTGTGGCGGCGAGTTCGGCTGGTACCAGTCCGTGCTCGACCACAACGTTCGCGCCGAGCAGCACGAGCTGTGCCGAGTGGTGTGCACGAGGTGCCGCAAGCACTTCATGGGAACGATCCGTGGCTACAACCTGAGCATGGAACTGGCTCTCCAGCTGATCACGGCCACCGAGTGCAACCTGTGCGGCGAGCGGTTCACAACCACCGAGTCCGGCCGACGGGCCAAGTGCGTCGACCACGACCACGCCTGCTGCAAGGCCGAGTCCAGCGAGTTCAAGAGTTGCGGGCGGTGCGTGCGCGGCATCATCTGCCACCGCTGCAACCGAGACATCGCCGGTTACGAGAAACTGATGGCAATCGTCGGCCCAGACCGGATCAAGGAGTACCTCAGTGCCACGTCGCGGCAGTAAGTACGACCGGCATTACCAGGCGGCGCGAGCGGCGATGTTGGCCACGCGCCCGCACTGCCACATCTGCGGCCAGCCCGGCGCCGACTCAGCCGACCACGTCCCCGCTCTGTGGCAACACCGTCACGTGCCCGGCTCGCCCTGCTGCGTGCTGCGGCCGGCGCACCTGCGCTGCAACATCCGCCGCGGTGGTTGGCGGGCGGCGGTCAAGGTGCGCGACGCCCGCAAGCGTGCCGGGCTGCCACCCAAGCGACGGCAGCGATGAAGCCAGCCGGCCCGCGCATCGGCACGCCGCGCCACCCCGAGCGCCCGACACTCGGAGCGGTGTGGGCCACCGTCGCCGCCGGCGTCGGCTTCGTCCCGCACGTCTGGCAGCAGCACCGCGCCGACGTGAGCTACGAACTGGTCCCATGCGATGCCGGGATGCGGCTAGCGGCGAAGTCATCGGGCACGATGGTCGGTCGCCAGGGCGGCAAGACAGCCGCCGCCGCGGTCGACGTGACGTTCCGAGCCATCGCCCCGTCGCTGCCCGAGGTGGCCGAGGCAGTCGGCCATCCGATCGGCCCGCAGTACATCGCCTTTACCGCCCAGGACCGGGCCAACGCGTTCACCCAGTGGGCCGAGCACGTGGATCTGATCATGGCGTCCGAGTACGCCGAGCTGGTGCGTGGTAAGCCGGTCAGGAAGAACGGGTCGGAGTGCCTCAACTTCGTCAACGGGTCGTGGTACCGAATCGTCACCCCGTCCAAGGACGGTGCCCGTGGCCTGTCGCTGGATCTGGCGGTGATCGACGAGGCGCTGACCCACAAGGCGTGGCTGCTCAACGCGATTGCACCGACGATGGCCCAGCGCGACGGCGCCCGGCTCTCGTTCGGGGCGCAACTGATGGTCATCTCCAACGCCGGCGACGAGGACAGCGAGCTGCTCAACATGCAGCGCGAGCTCGGTCGTCGGGCCGTCGCCGAGGGGGACCGGTCGCGGGTGTGGTTCGAGTACTCGTGCGCCGATGACGCAGACCCGCTCGTGCCGGCGTCGTGGGCGGCGACGATCCCGACCTACGAGCAGCCCGACGGGATCTCTCGCGAGTTCCTGACGCTGCAGGCCGAGACGATGGGCACCGACGCGTTCGCCCGCGAGTACCTGTGCCGCACGGTGTGGTCGCAGAACCGGCGGGTGATCGCCCCCGACGCGTGGGCCGACCTGCCGCACATCGTGTTGCACCCCGACCCGCGGGCGGTGCTCGCCGTCGAGGTACCCACAGACCGTTCGTCCGCGGTGGTTGTCGCCGCCGCCCGCGACGGCGAGCACATCGGCGTCGAGCTCGTCGACCAGCGCCCGGGTGTCGACTGGGTCGTCGAGCGTGTCGCCGACCTCGCGGCGCGCACGAGGTGCCGGGTGGTGCTCGACCGCTACGGGCCGGCCAGCCCGCTCGCCGCCGGATTGGAGCAGGCCGGCGTGAAGGTCGTCGCCGTGTCGTCGCACGACGTAGCCGACGCCGCGGCGGGGCTGGTCGACGCGGTCACCGCCCGCCGGGTCGGCCATGTCGGCGACGTCCGCTTCCAGGACGCCGTCTCGGTGCTCGGCCGCCGCCAGCGCGGGGACCGGTGGGTGTTCGACCGCCACGGCGGTGACGTGTCAGCGATCGTCGCGGCGTCGCTCGCGGTGTGGCTCGTCGAGGCCCGACCGGCGCGCATACCGGCCATCCGTTGACCGGGATGCGTACGATGTGGGGCTAATGGCCAAGCAGCGCGTCGAGAAGCGCTCGTTCGACGAGACGCCGAACGACAACCCGCCCGGCGTGCCACCGGCGACCGTCGGCACACCGGACTACCGGCCCGGTGACCCGAACGGCGTCGAGCTGATCGACGAGACCGTCGGCCCGCCGCGTGGCCCGTCGGTGTTCACCGCGTCGCCGTGGTCGGGGTGGCCGGCCGAGTGGAACACGCCGCTGATGGGCCGGCAGTTCGACACGCTCGTCGATACCGCCTGGGCGTGTCTCGACAAGAACGCGTCGATCATCTCGACGATGCCGCCGTACGCCACCCGCGGTAGTTCCCCGATCGAGCCGCCGGCGTGGCTGGCCAACCCGGACCCGGACCTGTACACGTCGTGGAACGAGTTCGCCAAGCAGCTGTGGTGGGACTTCCAGACGGGCGAGGCGTTCGTGGTCTGCACGGCGCGCTACGCCGACGGCTACCCGGCCCGGTTCCATGTCCTCGAGCCGTGGCTGGTCGACGTCGAGATGGGCGGCGACGGGCGCCGCCACTACCGGATCGGGTCGATCGACCCGGGCGACGACCTGCTGCACATCCGCTACAAGTCGACGACGTCGTCGGCACGCGGCACCGGCCCGCTCGACGCCGGCCGTGCCCGGATGGTCGCCGCCGGTGTGTTGCAGCGCTACGCCAACCGCGTCGTCGAGTCCGGTGGCATCCCGTACTACGTGCTCAAGCACCCCGACGATCTGACCGCCAAACAGATCTCCGACCTGCAGTCGCAGTGGTGGCAGTCGCGGGTCAACCAGCTCGGGATGCCGGCAGTGATGTCCGGCGGGATCGAGATCGAGGCGTTGCAGATCTCACCGACGGACATGATGCTGCTCGAGTTGTCGCAGTACACCGAGGCGCGCATCGCCGTGCTGTTGGGCGTGCCGCCATTCCTCGTCGGATTGCCATCGGGCGGAGATTCCTTAACTTACAGCACGACAGAAACACTATTTGATTACCACTGGAGGGCTGGCCTGCGCCCGATGGTCGAACCGGTCGTCGCCGCCCTGTCCAACTGGGCGCTGCCGGGTGGCCGGAACATCGAGTTGAACCGCGACGAGTACGTCCGCCCGGGCCCGTTGGAGCGTGCGCAGACCTACGAGATCCTGACCCGAATCGGGGTGCTCACCGCGCAGGACGTGCAGCAGATCGAGCGGTTTGCCATCGAGGGTCACGCCTTCACACCAGCAGGAGCAATCTCGTGAACGAGATCGAGTACCGCACGGCGACGACGATCGGCGTGAACCATGAGCAGCGCATCGTCGAGGTGCTCGCCGTGCCGTACAACGAGACGACCGAGGTGATGCGCCGCGGCAAGTGGGTGACCGAGTCGGTCGACCCGGGAGCGTTCATCGGCGCCAAGGGCGAGGTGACGACCGAGATCATCACCGTCAACAGGGCGCACGACCTCGAACGGCCGATCGGTCGGGTCCGCGACCTGCACCCCGGCGACCCGCGGGGGTTGCGCTCCGAGTTGAAGATCTCGCGCACCCGTGACGGCGACGACGCACTGGTGCAGGCCGAAGACGGGCTGCTGTCGGCGTCGATCGGGTTCGTCCCGATCGGAGAGCTGTGGACGCTCGACCGCAGCGCGGTGAAGGTGACCAAGGCGCGGCTGGTGCACATCGCCCTGACCGGCGACCCGGCGTACAAGGGCGCCAAGGTGCTGGCGGTGCGCAGCGCCGACGAGGCGCCCACACAGCCGGTCCTGACGCCCAATCTGGACTGGCTGCTGCTCGACATGCGGACCAGCGGTCGCTGACCGGGCCATGCAACAGCCGGGCGTATATGACCTGACGATGTACCGCGGCGACTCGTACCGCTGGCGTGTCGCACTGTGGCAGGACACCGCCGCCACGATCCCCGTGGACCTCACCGGGGCCACGGTCGCCGCAGAGATCCGTGACAAGACCGCCGGCACCTCGGTCGTCACCCTGGGCGTGGTGGTCACCCCGCCGAACGTGATCGACCTGGAGATGACCCCGGCGAGCTATGAGGGCTGCCCGACCAAGGGCGTGTGGGATCTCCAGGTGACCTACCCGGACGCGTCGGTCCGCACGGTCCTCAAGGGCGCTGTGGCCGTGAACGGCGACGTGACCGACTCGCTGCCGATGTTGCCGCGTCGATATGAGTGATCCCGGCGTCATCATCGTCGAGACGGCGGGCACGATCGACGTCATCGTGCTCGATTCGCTGACGCTCGTCGATGTCACGGTGCCGTCCGCCGTCGGCGTGATCGAGCTGACCACGGGCACACCGGGACCGCCGGGCGAGGACGGCGCACCTGGACCGCAGGGGCCGCCAGGGGTGCAAGGGCCGACCGGGCCGACCGGGCCGCAGGGGCCGGGAGTGACCCAGCAGTATGTGGACTCGGCCGACGCGCTGAAGGTGGCCAAGGCCGGCGACACCATGACCGGCGCGCTGCGGGTGAGCCCGAGCACCGCCCCCGGCAACGTCCAGATCGGTGCGGTGTGGGACGGCTCGTACAGCGGGGTGCAACAGCTCCCGACCGGATCGAACGTGCCGACAGCGGGTTCCGCCCTGTTGATGGGATCGGCCGCCGACCCGACCGCCCTGTACATGATCGGCCGAGAGGCGATCAT